ACAAAAAACCATACATTAAGTGAAACAGATGATTGGTTTGATAAGATTACTGTTAATCGTAATATGAAAGAACTAACAAACCTATCAAAATCATTTGATAAAATATCTTCTGAAGCAAATGCTTTACAACAAAGAATGGGTGCTTTATATGAGGACATGGGTAATATTCTTGGTAGATATTACGAAATGGATGAGACCCATGTTTATGGTCACGATACAGATGATGAAATGACACCAGAAAAAGAAGATGATAGTGAAACCAAATTTAAAATGGAAAATGGTGATTATGAGAAATTCTTTCAGGCAGCGATGAAAAAATTTGGTATAAAATCACCAGCTGAGTTAGACGATGAAAAGAAAAAAGATTTTTTTAATTATGTAGATAAAAACTACACTGCAAAGAAAGAAACAGATTAGAGGTTACGTTGATATTAGTAAAAGTTCGTAGAGGACAACCAATAGAAAAAGCTATAGGTGTCTTGAAGAAAAAAGTAAAAGAATCAAAGTTAATGTTAGAATTGAGACAAAGGGAATATTATCAGAAACCCTCTGAACTCAAAAAAGAAAAAAAAGCAAAAGCACGTTTACGACATAAAAAATTTACACAAAAGTAGATTTTTTTCTAACTTTTATATATTTATGTATATATAAAAATACATTACGGCAATTCTGCCATCTTGTAATGTAATAAATGTAATTCACATTATAGTTCCCAATAACTATATTAATTCCAAACCAAGGATTATTATAATCCGAGGAGAAAAACAATGGATGACTTATTAAAAGAAGCCATCGCAGATGCTAAAGCAGTTCGTGAGACAGCTCTTGAGAATGCAAAGATTGCATTAGAGGAAGCTTTTACTCCACGTCTACAATCTATGCTTTCAAAGAAAATTCAATCTGAAATCGAAGTTGAAGAAGGTGAACACGAGGATGATGAGGATGTCGATGAGAGAATGCATGATGAGGATGAGGACGATATGGATGAAAAGATGAGATTAAAAGCCGACGATGAAGACCCAACTGATGACGCTTCAGAGGGTGCACATGAAGATGATGAAGATGTAGAAGAAAGAATGCACGGTGAAGAAGATGATGATGAAGTCGAAGAAAGAATGCATGATGAAGATGAAGATGACGAGAAAAAAGATGAAGCTATGCACGACGAAGATGAAGATGATGACATGGACGAAGAGCTTGACCTCGAAGCAGTTCTTAAAGAGTTAGAAACTGAAGCTATGCACGATGAAGATGAAGACGATGTTGAAGAGAGAATGCATGATGAAGACGAAGATGATAAGGTTGATGAAAACGACGTTTCTTCAGGCATCGGTAAAGCTGATAACGCACACGATAAAAAATCAGGTGATACAACTGGTATCGGAAATGCAGACAAAGCAAAACATACAGAGTCAATTGACGAATCTGACGAAGATTTAAATCTTGATGAAGTGTTAGCTGCTTTGACTGAGGATGAAGAAGAAGTTGAAACTGAGGAAATCGATGAAGTTTCTAAACTACAATCTGAGTTAGCAGAACATCGCGATGTGGTAAAATACTTACGTGGTAAATTAAACGAAGTTAATTTGTTAAATGCAAAACTATTATTCACCAACAAACTTTTCAGAGCATATGGATTATCCAATGACCAGAAAATGAAAGTTGTTGAAACTTTTGACAGAGCTACAAATCTTCGTGAAGTTAAATTAGTTTACTCTACTTTAGCAGAATCATTTGGCACAAAAGTAAAGAAAGAAATTAAAGAATCAAAAGGTTCAGCTTCTAAAGCTGTCGCCTCAACAAAATCTGAAAAACAAGAAGTAATTGCTGAAGGTTCAGAGTTGAGAGACAGATTTAAGAAATTGGCTGGGATTATTTAATTTAATTAACAATTAAATATTTCATTTGGAGAAATATAATGTCTAAATCTATTAGTACAATCGAAAAGTTGATGGATGGATATAATCCAATGCGTCAACGTATGGAGGAAACCCGCGGATTGGTAAAGAAGTGGGAACCAACAGGATTGTTGGAAGGCCTCAAGGATGAGCAGAAAGTACAAGGAATGGCAGTATTGTTGGAGAACCAAGCACGTCAGTTAATTGACGAGGCTAGTTCAACAAGTACAGCTTCAAATTCTGAAGAGTGGTCTGGTGTGGCATTACCATTAGTTCGTAAGATTTTTGGTGAGTTAGCAGCACAAGAGTTCGTTTCTGTTCAACCTATGAACTTACCATCTGGTCTAATATTCTATCTTGACTTCAAGTATGGAACTGCACAGGCCGGATTTACATCAGGTACCGAAGTTTTTGGTTTAACTTCAGGTAGTGGTGACCCAACTGCTGGATTATACGGTGCAGGCCGTTTTGGTTATTCAGCAAACGATACTGAATCTGCTGAGCAAACTGTAGCTGCAGCTTTAGGTTCAAACGCCTATACAACTGGTTCAGTTACTTGGAAAGATGTTGATTTTGAACCAGACCTATCTTCTTCAGTTGTGACTGGTGCAGAAGCTGATAATGGTCTATTAAAGATTAACGTTCCAATCGGAAGTTTCACAAACCCAGATTTGACTGGTGTTCGTGCTTTCGAAATTAGTGGTTCAAACTTTGATGAGTATTTCCCAGCTTTCACAAAAGCAAGTTCTACTGCAATATCATTTATTGTTAGAAAAACAATTGCTGGTGTATCTGGTGCATTAAAAGTTAAGTATCACAAACAACCAACCGATACAACTCGTGGTGACTTTGAAGCCGCAGCTGGTTCAGGCCCACCTGAAACAGATGCAGGTATACCTGAGATTGATATCCAAATGCGTTCTATTCCTATTGTCGCGAAGACAAGAAAGTTGAAAGCTGTTTGGACTCCTGAGTTGGCACAAGACCTTAACGCTTACCATAGTGTAGACGCTGAGGCAGAACTTACCTCATTACTATCTGAGTATGTTTCAATGGAAATCGACCTTGAAATCCTTGATATGTTAATGGCAGATGCTTCTGCTAAGACAGAATACTACTCAGCAAGAGTAGGATTTGAGTATGATGACAACTTATCACGTTTTATCGAAGTAAGTGGTAACTCAAATGCTTACACTAAGGGTGAGTGGTTCCAAACTCTTGGAAACAAAATACAATCAGTATCAAACTCAATACATCAGAAGACCTTACGCGGTGGTGCGAACTTTATCGTTGTAAGTCCTGAAACAGCTACTATCCTTGAATCTATTCCTGGATATGCTACAACATCTGATGCTGACCCAACTGGACAATACGCAATGGGTGTACAGAGAGCTGGTCTCTTGAATAACAGATTTACTGTTTACAAGAACCCATACCAATTCGAGAATACAATTCTTGTTGGTTTCAGAGGAAGTAACTTCCTAGAAACTGGTGCGGTATACGCTCCTTACGTACCAATGATTATGACTCCATTGGTATACGACCCAACTAACTTTACACCAAGAAAAGGTGTTATGACCAGATACGCTAAGAAGATGGTTAGAACCGAATTCTATGGTAAAGTTATCGTAGCAAATATTAACGAAGCTTAATAAAGTCACAGTTAATATATTCATCTTAAAGGGGAAGCTTCGGCTTCCCCTTTTTGTTTATGGTTATATTTATTATTGAGAAAATATATTTTTGGAGAAACAAATGTCTCAACAACCGATATGGCCAGGTAGTGGTTCAGCCGCGAGTGGTAGCACCCCATTTGGATTATATGATGACGATTCGGAGTTTCAAACAGATGCACCGAAATTTGCTACTTGGTGTGCTAAACGACTAGGTTATCCTATCATGGCAGTAGAATTACAAGATGTTCAATTCTACACCTGTTTAGAGGAAAGTATAACCGAATATTCCGCACAGATAAATCAATTCAATATAAAAGATAATTTATTGACTTTACGAGGTCAAGCAACGGGTTCAACAAATAATCTTACCCATAAAAATATAACGCCTACTTTTGGTAGGACTATAAAACTTTCTAAACAATATGGCACAGAGGCTGGTGTCGGTGGTGATGTTGAATACAAAAAAACTGCATTAGCAGTAAGAAGTGGTAGTCAAGAATATGACTTAAATGATTTGATTGGTGACGCTTCAGAAAGTGCAGCTATCGAAGTCAAAAGGGTTTATTATGAGGGGACACCAGCGATGCAAAGATTTTTTGACCCATACGCTACGACAGGATATGGAACTATAAATCTTGTCCAAGGTTTTGGTTTTGGTAGTTACTCACCCGCAGTGTCATTTACGTTGATGCCAATCTTTGAGGATTTATTGAGAGTTCAGGCTATCGAATTAAATGACGCTATCAGAAAGTCTGCCTACTCTTTTACACTTGTCAATAATAAATTAAGAATATTCCCTAACCCAACTGAAGCTAGGACTGTATACATAGATTATATAAAAACATCTGATAGAGATAATCCTTTACAGGCTGATTATAGTGGTTCGGTCAATACAATATCTGATTTTTCTAATGTTCCATATGATAATATGCAATATAAGTTTATTAATGATGTGGGTAAACAATGGATTCGTAAATATGGACTAGCTTTAGTAAAAGAATTATTAGGGATAATTCGTTCTAAATATGGAACTATACCGATTCCAAATGCTGATACGACTTTAGATGGTGACACGTTAAGAAGTGAGGCTACCGCAGAAAAAGAGGTATTAATAACACAATTACGAGAGATGTTAGAACAAACAAGTCGTAAAGCTTTATTAGAGGCCGATAAAGACGAAGCAGAGTTCTTACAAGAAAAATTACAAAAAGTGCCATACCCCATTTACATAGGATAGAAAAATGGCCAGTAGGTATTACCCACAATTAGATATAGATACATTCGACAGATTCAATCGTGAATTGGTAGGTGATTTGTTCAATGATAAAGATGGTATTATTAATCAAGAAGTTATCATATACAAATTAGCGGTTCAAGATACGAGAGTCAATATGTATGGTGAAACAACATCAGGTAAAGTTTATAAACCAGGTGTTCAAATTACCGCTTTAGTCGATGCAGAAGACCAGGCAACAACAACAGACGAATTTGGGCCAGACTTAACACAAAATGCAACATTTGCTTTTTATAGAGATTCTTTGGTTGAAGTGGGCCAATTTGTTGAGATTGGTGATGTAATAAATTGGAATGATGGTTATTGGGAAATTTCTTCCATAAATGAAAATCAATTAATAGGTGGACAAACTGAATATAATCATTCTATTGTTTGCACTACATATCTCATAAGATTATCACATCTTAACATAGAGAGAGTGAGAAGTATATAATGGCGACAACAACAAAACCATTACCACGGAAAAAAAGAGTTTTAAATAGAGGTTTTTTGTATTCACGAAGTGGAGATGATGTAAAAAACCCATCCGTCTCCTTAATGGATATTGACTCTGCCATAATTTTTTATTTTGAAAATGTAATACAACCATCGGTTATTGATAATGAAGAAAGTGTAAAAGTTCCGATAATGTATGCATCACCTGAACGTTGGAAGGCGATACAACGTGACGGATTTATGCGTGATAGAAAAAGACAAATACTAACACCTGTTATTGTATATCGAAGAACATCTATAGAAAAAGATGATACACTACCAATAGATAAACTTGATGCAAACAATCCAAATCTATTTTACACTTTTGAGAAAAAATTTAGTAATGTAAATCGTTATGATAATTTTGCAACACAAATAGGCAATTTTCCATCAAGAGAATACTATAATGTTACGGTGCCTGATTATGTAACCTTAAGTTATGATTTTATTATTTGGCT